TTGGCTACAAAGTCTGATTCGATTCCCTGCTTTTTGAGTTCATTGACTCTGCGTTGTTGCTCAGAAACTTCAACAGGCGGCTCGTCTGAGAAGCTCAAAGGAGCATCCTCACCACGATCTGACGTGCGGAGGTTTGCGACCTCTTCACGTAGCCTGTTGTTTTCTTCCTGAAGCGTGGCAACTTTGAGTGCAAAACATTCGTTGATAGATTTGCCTTCGATAAACCAAACGGCTCCCTGATCAGCACCAAATAGCTCGATGTAGCGTTTGCCTTCAGCCTGTGACAGCTGGGCATCCGCTGGTTCAGCCTGTTCTTGTTCAGGTGACTCAGCGACCACTTCTTGCTCTTCGACGTGATCTTCGGCTTCTGGTTGCTCGACGGATTCTTCCACAGCCTCTTCGGTAGCAACTACTGCTTCCTCTTCGACTGCGTCTTGAACTGCGTCTTCGCTCATCTGCGTCTCCTTCACTTCGACTAAAAATTCATTGCCCTTGTCGGACAACACTACGGATTCTGTGGAAGAGTCTGCGCCGTATGGCGTAATCGCGACTCCCCTCAGCGGCCAACTGCGAATCACGGTCGCAGGACCGGTAAACTGTTTTTGATTAACGGAGAACTGCGTTCCTTCGCTGATGTTCTCAACGCGGATACCGTCCCCTCCGAAATTGATAGAAGCCTGCCATGGAATGCCTGCTTTGGCTTTGCGTGCGATATCGCCGGCACGGTCGTCTTCAGAGAAACTGACGAGCTTGCCACTGGCGACCAGACCTTCCGGGCTTTCCTCGAATTGGTCTAAGTACCCTATGATCTCGCCGGTATCATGATTGAAATCAATTGGTATCTTTGGAGCGACATTCATTCCGCTCATGTCGTGGATAGTTTGTTGACCCCAAAACCAATGTTCAATTGCACCGCTGGATCGAGCCAGCAAACGAACATCGTATTCGGTAACGGGGCTGTCGGCGTTTTCCGATTCAGTAAAACTGATTTCGCCGGATGTGAAACGCAGGGCTTCTGCGCGTACTTTCTTTTGGGTCATAGTTCTTCCTCGCGATCTACGATTTCGATTGCCTGACGTTGGATTTCTTCGCCTGCCTGATCAGCGTCAAGCGGCACGCCGGCAATGTCGACAATGATTCCCGCTTCGGCCATGTACTTCTGCTCGTCGGAGAGTTGGTCAACAACGTCACGGAATTCTTTACCGTGTCGTTCGCGTACTACCATCGAGCGTGTTTTGAGGCCGTTGTTGATGGCCGCGATGTCAGCGTTAATTTCCTGAAGCGGATTCCACCAAGGTGTTCCGTCTGCAACCCATTCCCAGTTCAACTGACCAAGTGTCAGGCCACTCGGAAGTTTCAGCGTTCCGTCCGCGATGAACAGCTTCATGCGCCAGCCGGTGATGTGATCTAGCAGTTCACTAAGTTGTGCTTGTTTTGACTTGCATGCTTTTTCGTAATGAATAAAAGCCGAGCGGCTCCCGAAGAAGTTTGTGTACCCCTCGTCGTAAAAACTGTAAGGGATATCTAAGGCTTTAAGAGACAGACTTGTCATGGCCTGCGTGAAGTGTTGGAACTCCGTGGAGGGTGTTTTGCTTTCAATAATCTCGGCCGAGTCGCCAGGATCCATGTCCAGAAGAACTGGTCCTTTGCCCATGTCGACTTTGTATCCAGCGTCATCCGTTTTAGTGTATTCCCCGAAACCACCGGCGGCTTCGCGGGTGACGACTAACCCAAACATCTGGCTAATCTTCATTTTTGCTAGTGCATAATCAAAGTTCTCATACAGGTCGCGTAGTGAATTGATAGCGGGAGCTAGCGGACTGATGCCTCGAACCTGATCGAAGCGTTGGTAATAACCGAGGTGATAGACGTTGTTAAATCCGACTGTCCGTTCAAAGTCGTAGCCACCCTGACCGTCACGCCTCCAGACAGCGAGCCGTTTCGAGCGTCCGCCGGCGTTGACTCGAATGCCGTGAACCCATTGCTCGTCGTTAACGATTTTTTCTGGGTCACGAACACGGTCGCTTTCGATTGCCTGGAGTTGTCCGTTGGACAATTTGATGAAAAACACGTCACCGTCAATCGTTCGACGTTCTTCAGCCATGCGTATGAGTTGACCGAGGTTATGTCGTCCGGAGACATCGCAGTTGTATGGCCGCGAAAACCATTCCATCAACGCACGCAGATCGGCATCAAGACCTTTGTCGCCGGTTTTTGGTTCGAAGCTGAAGCGAGATACATAGTCTAGATGCCGACGAATAGCCCAAGCGGCTACTGCAAAGTTTCTTTGCAAATCGCGTGCTGCGTTCGTCAGTCGTTTACGTTTTGTTTTCGTGAGGAGTTGATCGGTGCTTTTAAGCCGGGTGGTCGGCATAAAGCGGCGGTCATTGGTTGCCGCTCCGTCATAATCCAGATTCGTTTTGCGATTGCCGGTTATAAACCGGAGAGCATCAGCTATCATTGGCATGGTTTAAATCGATTGTTGGAGCGAGGGGCTGCGTACCGTTTGCTCTGGCAACTTCTTTTTGCCACTTTGTCAATTCTTTGAGCATTTGGTTGCGGCTGACCTGTACGGTCGTGCCGTCAATGGTGGTTTGCACAACGCCGGAAGAGCCGGCTAGAATTTCAGCTTGAAGCTTGGCGACCATTTGTTCAGCAAATGTAAGCGTGCTGGAGGTCGCATCGGTACGAGTGATGTTTGTAGGCATACACTCGTTATTAATTGTTACGCTTTAAAGCGTTACGCCGGATATATCAGACGGCGTTATATTCGACAGAATATTTTTCGGGGTCGCGTTAAAAAGGGATATCGTCGTTGGCAGGCGGCGCAGCGTAAGATGCTCGCCGATCATCCTGAACTACGCCGCCGCGATTTACGCTGCGTGACTGGTTATTCTGGTATCCTCCCTGTTGAGCAATTCCGTCACCGCCGGTGCGCGGTAGCATCTGCATCCGATCACCGGTCACTCGCAGTTGACTACGTTGTTGCCCGGTTTGCTTGTCTTGCCACTGATCAAGCCGAAGTCGTCCGTCGATCAGGACTCCCGATCCTTTTTTTAGATATTGGCCGGCAACTTCAGCGGTTCGTCCCCAGAGGGTGACATCCACGAACGTGGTTTCTTCCTGCCACTGTCCATCCTGACCTTTTCTACGGTCGTTGATCGCTAATCCAATCTCCGTCACCGCAGTTTGATTTGCTGTGTACTTTAGTTCGACATCTCGCGTCAAATTACCCATCAGGATGACTTTATTGTAGCTCGCCATCAACGGCTCTCCTTTCTGGCAACGAGTATTTTTCGTAATCGTTTTTAGTAACGATCTCACACATTATCTTTAAGCCATGGTGAGAGTGCGCAAAAAACTCTAAATCAGTAATTAACTCTTCGATGGTTTTATATTTAAGCGTTGTCGTCTGGCCGGTAGGCTCCGTGACACGCATTGAAAGCTTATTCATGTTAACCGCCTTTTTCGTTGATATTAGCATCCTTTATTCCGGAGGAGTAACATCAATTACGCTACATACCACCCGCAGTATGTAGCCTTATCGTGACACGTTAGGTCACGACAAAAAGCCTAACCCATGGATTTTTGCACTTCAATCGCTAAATTTAAATCCTGTCGCCGGCGACTGTAGTGTTCGGTCATACGTTCTGTGAGGTGACCAACCACGGCTTTTGCACCTGCTTTCGAGTGCTTCAGGCATACCTGCTCGGTGTAGAAGTGACGCAGTTTATGAGCCGTGAAGCGTTTCACGCCGGCATTCTTGCAGAGTTTAGTAAGTGCGTTGTTGTAGTTCTTGTTCGTAATATGATCGTTTAACAGTGAGTCGCTGAGAAGCTCATACTCAGTTTTCCAGTCACGGTCGGCTGGTAGCAGGTCTGTACGCTGCGTGACGGTGTACTCACGGTACTCGCCGGATATTCGCCAGTCCTTTTCACTCCGGTATCGCACACGGTTGCCTTCGATCTTCCAGCCCAGATTGCGAAGCCGGCGAAGTGAAGCACGCAGATCGTTCAATTTCGCAGATAGCTTATCGCTGCGGGTGATTCCTTTATCGAGTAGCTTTACTAGCTTGAGTACGTCAGCGTTAATTGGCTCGGACGGCAAATGCATGTTTTCAAATGCCTTGACGACTCGATTGCTAAAGATGTAACCGCTCTCTGTCGCGGGAGCCATGTCTCGGTAGTTCTTAAGAGCAGTGATGGCTCGTTGACCGATGACGACTGACAAGTCCATGACTTTGTCTGTTTTGTGAACGGGAGGATTGTAAATCCAGACCCCATCGGTCTCTTCACGAGAGGTATCAATTTCATCCCAGCGGATATTGCAGACATTTTGGCTACGAATCGCGGTTGTCGATGCGAGGATTAGGATCGTTCGGTACATGGGACAGCCGGCATCGATGACCGCTTCTACGTCCTCGACACTTGGTACGTGAACTTCCTTCGTTCCTGGGACGTGTTGGTCTTGTTCGGTCAGGGGAGGCAGACTGGCAAGGTCGCCGAATGTTTCAAGCGACAGCATGTTCTTAGAGCGTGCGAACTTGAATATCTCTTTGATTTTGTTGACACGCTCATTGATGTACTTACGCGATCCGAGATTCATCTGGATCATATACTCTCGCATTTTATTGAGAACGGGAGAAGTGAATTCATCTGCCCGCATCTCGGCGTAGGGGAGAAGCAGTCGGCCGGTGCGGATTAAGACTGAGAAGTAGCTTCTCTTGCGTGAGTCGTAAGTTTTGTGCAGTTCTTTTTGGTAATCCCGCTGGAGAGCTTTGAGATTAAAGTAGCCTTCGAATACGTCTGCTACAGTGGCTGTGAAATCAGATGGTCGACCGTTGGGCGTTTTAGGCTCTTCAATGAATCTGTCGGCCGGTTCGGTAGCTCCGAGTTTTTCTTTAAGTTCATCAAGCGACTTGTAGCAGGCGATTGAGTAGGGTTCGCCTTTTAGCCATTCGAACTTCCAGTCATAGCCGGAGTCTTTAGAATCATCCACGTATTTAACGCGGACATAGGGACGTTGTTTTGTCTTGTGTACTTTGATCTTTAGTTCGTGACCGCCGTACCATTTCTTTTCGCTTTTCATTGCACCATATCCTTTTTGTTAAAAGCTCATTATAGGCTGTTATCGGCCGGTGACCACCGATAGCAGAGAATATTTTGTGTACTTTTGCCGATTTGTACACAAAAGTCGTCGAGCTTAGAAAATCCAACCCACGTTGGAAACACTGTGATAGCAGTGTTATTTGCTCTTAGAACGGAGCTTAAGAGAATCTACTTCGCGAGGTTATGAGCCTCGCGAGCTACCGGGCTGCTCCACCCCGCGATAGATTCATTCTTCGAGAAAACAAGCGTTAAACGCTGATCTTCTCAGTAACTCCGTGTTGTTACGATTAGTTACTGGAAACACTAATATACAACAGTTTCCAACATCTGCAACAACCGTTTGTGTCCTTTTTGTGTCCTTTTTGTGTACGCCGATTGATTGTCCAACCCGCGTTCCTTTGTCATTCAAGCTCGATAGATTCTTCGGCCAGCTTCTGATGAGCCGCCCCAACAAATACCGCCACTCTTCGTGAACCTTCCCGAAAGTTTAACGCGAATGCAAGATCGAGAGTTTCGATGTTGCGTTGCTCCATGCCTTCCGAGACTGCTCTAAGTTGATTTGCAACAGCCATCAATCCATCGGCGGCTTTTGCAAGTGACTCAGCAGTAAATTCTTCTGTCTTTTTTTGCGGCATCCCATGCCCCCCCATTTAGTAGTGAACGCAGTAAACAATTGTCACTAATCGCCACTAATCACCACCATCGTATCAGCATTAGTTGATTTATGAATAGGGATTTCATATTAAAATTCTAAATTAAAAGCTTGAACCGGCCGGTCACCGCTGGTACAAACCGGTTAAACATTTGTAAACAATTGTTAACAATCGCAACAACTGACGGATCGGTTATATGAATCAAGTGAATCGGGAATTCAAAACACCCGCTGAAACAGCGGAGCTTCTGAGACTGCACAAGAATACGGTATATCGCTACTTACGTGAAGGCGTGATACACGGGACGAAGCTGGTCGGATCGTACTGGTTAATTCCTGCCGAAGAAATCGAACGCATTCTTAAAGAGGGAGCGACGACGAGCCAGGCTACAGTTGCTTTCCCAGCGGAAGCTACCAAGCTATCACCGACCCAACGGATGCAACAACTAACTAGCTAGCTAAGGAGCAAAAGGTATGGAAACCTTATTCGAATGGAAAGAGCTAACTCGGCGTAATGACCCCGAGTCATCTAAAGAAGCCGCGCGGGAAATGGTAACAAGCGGCAACCTCGCAAAAGCTGAACAGCTTGCTTACTCCCTCATCATGAATCACCCAGGATTAACTGCTCGCGAAATCGAAGAGTTAAAAGATTTAGAGCGATGCACAATTCAACGACGAGTCTCGAAACTTGTCGAAAAGGGGTTGGTCGTGAAGGGCGAAATGAAAACACAATCAAACGGTCGCAAGGCGGCGACTTTGTACACACGTAGTGCTTTATCTATAAGGAAACCTCGATGAGTCACGAATTAGAATTTGATACCCAACAAGAAGCTATCGACGCGGCAGAAAGCCATGACGGATTAAAAACGATTTTTAAACGGAATGGAAAACATGTGTTGCTGATCCGCGATGCGTCTGTCGTAACAGAAACTCCAATTGCCGTTGACGAGGAAAACGAACAAGAGGTTCAGGACGTTGACAACGAAGAAGAAGACTCCGAAGAGTGATCCGGTAAAACATCCGGATCATTACTGCCGCGGCGAAGGATTGCTGGAAAGCTGGGATGCATTTGTTGCTCAGTACGGACGCGAAGCAGCCATCTCGGCGGCACGTTTTAACATCCATAAATATCTTAGCCGCTTTGACCGCAAGGGGCAGGCTCTCCAGGATTTATGCAAGATTCAGCAATACGCTGAAATGCTCAAAGAATTAGTACTAGACGATTTTGATTGGCCGAGCTAATGCGGAACAGACCAACTATAGCTTTCGCTCCCAAGCCCGTTTGGCGGTGTGGACGGTGCGGAGCGAAAGTAAAAACGGCAATGTGTATCGGCTGTTTGATGGAACATAAGAATGCTCAACCCACTAAATCTGCACGGGACATACGAAAACGATTTGACAGAGAACGCTCTAAAAACGATGAGCAAAGAAACCGTCCAGCGGTTGATGAAGGGCAAAGCGATTGACGAAGACCCGGCCAGAGACGGAATGCATTACGTAGACGGCC